CACCCGCCGCGGCCGACACGCCGCTGTTCTAGATCAGGAGCCCCACCCACATGAGTGCACTCGTCAAGCTGTCGTCGGCCCTCCCCGGCGACTTCGAGACCAACGGCGTCGACGCCATGGCCAAGGAACTCACCCTCGGCCCCAAGACCCTCCGCTGCGCCGTTGTCTGGTTCGACGTCAAGGAGGTCAAGCAGGACGTCGACACCGGCGACTACGTCCCCACCATCCGTGTCCGTCGGATCGAGCCCCTCGGTGACGCGGACGACGTCACGAAGGCGATCCGGCAGGAGGTTGAGGCCGCGATGGAGAAGCGGACGGGGCGTACCCCGATCCCGTGGGACGTCGTGGAGATCACGGAGGAGCGGTACTCCGACACCCTCCCGGAGGGCGACAACTGATGGGCGCCCGGATGGACCTGTCCGTGACGCTGTCCCCTGAGGAAGGCAACGGCGCGCTGACCGTGAAGTACGACCACGACGCCGCTGAGACGGCCGCGGCCGTCGACTTCGTCGCTGGCGGTCCCGGCCGCCTGTTCTCGTGCTCACTCGACGAGGCCGAGGAGTTCGCGGCGCTGCTGTCCGACTTCGTCCAGCACCACCGCCCGACCGACCCCGAGGACGGTGACGAGTCGTGAGCGGCGCGCACTACGAGGCCGTCACCGAGCGGGACGGCATCCACGTCCGCGTCATCGTCGACCTCACGGACGAGGCGATGTACGCCGACGCCGACGAACTCGCAGAGGCCGCCAGCATCCATGTGTCGCGGATCAGCCGCGAGATCCGCGAGGCGCGGTCCCGCGCGCAGGTGCCGTTCTGATGGGGGCGCTCGGCGAGGGCATCGGCCCCGACACCGACGAAGGCATCCGACTCTGCCAACTCCTCGACATCAACCCCGACGACACCCACTCCATCAGCATCACGCTGGAGGCCGGTACCGGGGCTGTCCTGGAATGGGTCGGACGACGCCACGTCCCCATGAGTCGGATCGTCGATGCCCTCACCGACGCGCTCGACCCCAACGCCGGCGACACCCCCGACTGGATCCCCGGGGCAGACCCGTGGGGCACACCCCCGGCACCGCCGTGCTGACCCACGAGATCCGCGCCGTCATCCCCGGCCACCCGCTCACGAAGGGGTCGATGAAGTGCATCGGCCGCCGTGGGCGGGTGGCCCACGTCCTCATCGAATCCGACGACTCCGGCGCGAAGGCACGGTGGCGCGAGTTCATCGCGACCAACACCGGCCGCGCGTGGCCCGCCGGGCAGCACGCCGTGAAGGGCCAACCCCTCGGCGCGGAGATCACGTTCACCCTGGACCGGCCGAAGTCGCACTACGGCACCGGCCGCAACGCTGGAAAGGTCAAGGCGTCGTACGCCAGCGCCTTTCCAGTTGGGCACGACACCGGCGACATCGACAAGCTGCTCCGCCTGATCTTGGACGCGTTGCAGGACGCCGAGGTGATCCCCGACGACTGCGCGGTCGTCGAGACCCTCGCGCGGAAGACGTACGTCTCCTCGGCGGTCGAGGTCCCGGACGCGCTCGGGCACCCCGGCGTGGTGATCCGGCTGTACCCGCTGGACACCAGCGACCGCTGACCCGCTCCGACTCCCCCACGAAGGACCACAACCATGAGGCTCGCGATCGCGGACCCGCCGTACCCGCCACACGTCACCGAGCGGTACGACCTCGCCGACGGCGGCCCCCGAATCGTCACCCGCTCCCGCGCACGCCGCTACTACGGCGACGGGCCGAACGAGGCGAAGCGCGACAAGGCCGACTTCCACCCCGCCGCCGGCGAATGGGACGACCCCGCCCGACACCGCGCCCTCCTCGAGCACCTCGCCGCGTCGTACGACGGATGGGCCATCGCCACCAGCCTCGACGGCCTCGACTGCTACCGGCCGATGCCACCAGGTGCGCGCACCCTGATCTGGCGCAAGCTCACCTCGACCCGGGGCGGCGGCCGGGTGGCGAACACGATGGAGGCCGTCATCGTGTGGACCCCGCCGGCGCGCCGCGGCCGCATCGACGGACTCGGGCAGGTCTCGGACTTCCTCCAGGCCGAGCCGCCCAAGATCCGGTTCCCCGGCGCGAAGCCGCCGGCGTGGACACGGTGGGTGCTCGACGCTCTCGGGTACGACCCCGAGACGGACAGCGTGGACGACCTGTTCCCCGGATCTGGCGCCGTCACGGCCGCCCTCGCGCAGGGAACCCTCCTGTGAGCGGGATCCGGACCGGTACCCGGCTCCAGCAGCTCGAGGCATTCCGCCACCGCGTCGACCACGAGTACCACGCCGCCCGACGCCGCGACCAACCCACCACCGAACTACTCCGCCTCGCCGCCGCCGTCGACGACCAGATCCGCGCCGAAGGCGGCACACCCCCACCCCCAGCCGTCCCCACCCCACCGAAGCGGAAGCGGCCGCCCCTCGCCGTCGACGTCCTCATCACTCGGCTCGACGTCCCCGCCGCCACCGTGCGGGCGTGGGCCGTCGAACAAGGCCTCATCGAGCCCGGGAAGCGGGGCCGGGTGCCCCTCGTCGTGGTGGAGATGTACGCCGCGCACCAGCGCACGACCGAACACGCCAGGAAGGCAGGAACACCATGAGCAGGCTGATGTCGGTCGCCTACACCGAGCAGGCCGTGATCGAGCGCCGCAAGACCGTGACCCGACGCAAGGGCTGGTGGACCGACAAGAACGGTCGCCGCCTCCTCGTCCCCGGCGACCGGTTGACCCTCTGTCGCAAGGTCATGGGCCGCAAGCCCGGTGAGCCGCTGGTCCGGCTGGCCGAGGTCGAGGTCGTCAACGTCGACCGCCAGCAACTGGTGACGCTCTACCACTCGCCGTCCTACGGAGAGCGGGAGATGGCGCTCGAGGGCTTCCCGGGCATGAGCCCTATCGAGTTCTTCCGCCGCTACTTCCGAGACGCCCAGGGCATGTTGCTGGACGACTACGTGACGCGCATCGAGTGGCGCTACCTCGACGACGAGGAGGCCGACCGTGCCTGACCTGCTCACCCCCGACGAGCACGAAGCAGTCCGGCTCGCCGGCGAACTCTGGAACGCCCTCTGCCGCATCCCCGCCGGAGGCCCCACCCACGACGCCGACCTCCGCGAGCTCTGCGCCCACATCCACGCGATCCAGCACGCCGTCATGGCCCAGGCCGCCGCACGCGCCTACCCGACCCTGTACCGCCCCCTCGGCGGCACGCTGCGGACGGACGACCGATGAGCGGCCGGATCGTCGGGGAAGTCCTCGACAACGCCCCCGAAGACCTCACCATCCTCGAGCTCGCCGTCCTCGTCGCCCTCGCCGAAGTCGCCCACGACAAGACCCGACTCGCCACCTACAAGACCAGCGCCGAGCAGATCGCACACCGCATCCGCTCCACCCCCAGCAGCGTCAAGAGCGCACTGTTCCGGCTCCGCCACAGAGGCCTGATCGTCGGCCTCCACGACAAGCCGAGGAAGGGACTCGCACAGGAGTACCGCATCCCCAAGATGCACGAAGGCACCCGCCGCGCCGTCATCAATGGGGTGACCACCATCAACCCAACAGCAGGGGCAAAGCGGTGACCCCGATCAACCCAGACGCCACCGACAGGGTTGCTCCCCGCCAACCCAGACCCCTGTGGATAACCACCACCACCCGAACCCCAAAGGGTTGATGAGAGCCCCAGCAAAGGGTTGATCCCCGTCAACCCCCATCCGGAACAACCCCCATCCGTACGTAACCCCCGTAGTACCTACCTAGGTCCTACGTACTGCGAGCAAGGAACCTCGAGCGCCGATGACGAACCACCACCAGCCACCGATGCACGAACGACAGATCGCCCTCGACGGCGACGGCACCGGCCACGCCGAGGTCACGCACGGCGCCAACTGCGTCGCCCTCGTCGCCACCGACCACGGCCACCGCTTCGGGTTCGTCGTCAGCCCCGATCAAGCACGCCGCCTCGCCCGCATCCTCAACCAGCAGGCCGACGCCGCCGAGCAGATGACGGCCACCCGATGACCCGCACCAGCTGGTCCGGACGCACCATCACCCGCGTGGTGGCCTACCTCCGACGCCGAGACGGCAACACCTGCTGGCTCTGCCACCACGAGGTAGCCCCCGACGCCGGCAGCATCGACCACGTCCACCCCGTCTCCACCCACCCCCAGCTCGAGCACACCCCCTCGAACTGGAAGCTCGCCCACCTCACCAAGCACGGCACCACCACCGGCTGCACACACCCCAGCTGCACCTGCCCCGGCAACAAGGGACGCAAGGCCCAACCCTGGACCGCACCACCCTCAAGGAGCTGGTGACCATGAGCCTCTGCAACGCCTACCTCGACTGGGACACCAGCACCTTCGCCGTCTGCGCCCTCGATGCCGACCACCTCGAAGACCACACCGACACCGGCACCGACGACCACGGCGTGACCTACGCCGTGACGTGGGGCCCGCACCCCCGACACCATCACCGGCGAGGTCATCGAATGACCGGCGCGGCGCTTGACACCAGCGCCACCAGCACCCACGCGAGGGCCGTTTTGGCCCACGCGCCAGCGACGAGGCGGCGGCACTCGCGCCCGATCTCTCTCTCCTCGGCGGCCGGCTGGGCGCCGGCGACTCGCCGTGAGCGTGCGGTCCACTTTTTCGGTCCCTACCGTGGTGGCTGTGGGTGGAGCCGCGGAGTCGTCGACCGGGCCGAGCACTCCGCGGCGTCTCGCTGGGGGCTCGGTCCGGTCGGCGCTGTTGAAGGCGCTGGCGGACGCTCGGGAGGCTGGCCGGATGACGGTCGAGCACGAGGTACGCGCGGTGCTGGCGGAGCGGGTGGCCGCGGCATTCGACCGGGCGGCGAACCGCGGCGACGAGACGGCGCTGCTGAAGGCGTCGGACAAGCTGCTCGAGCTGCTGGACACCCTGCCGGTGCGCGACGTCGCGGGGGGAGGTGCCGCAGGTGACGGCGGTGACGATCGACGAAGCGCAGCTCTCCGACTCCTGGACAGTCCCCCCGAGGTGGGCGACGCAGCGCACTCCTGAGCGGCCGTCGTACGGGCCGGTCGTGGCGAAGGCCTCGGCGATGCTCGGTCGGCCGCTGATGCCGCACCAGCAGCACATCGTGGACGTGTTCCTCGAGGTCCAGTCCGAGGAGGCCGGGGACCCAGAGCCCGGCGAGTGGGCCTACGACGACGGCATGGCGACTGTCGAGCGGCGTGGCGGGAAGACGTCGATCCAGGCGCCGATCGTGACGCACCGGGCGCGGCTGATCCCCCGGGCGCAGATGTTCATGGCGGCTCACAAGCGGGACGTGACGGTCCGCCGGTGGATGGACATCACCGAGGACATCCTGTCGTCGCCGCTGCGGGACGAGGTCCGGCGGAAGGTGTCGAACACCCACGAGGAGCTCCGGTGGATCCGGAACGGGTCGACGCTGATCCCGTTCGCGGCGAACGAGGACGCCATGCACTCCGAGACCCCGGATCTGGTGCTGATCGACGAGCTGTGGGCGTTCAACGAAGAGCAGAAGCGCGTCGTCGAGGCCGGGTACGTGCCGGCGTTCGCCACCTCGAGCGGTCAGGCGCTGAAGATGTCCACGCAGGGCACCGAGAAGTCGTACTGGCTGAACGCTGAGACGAAGGCCGGCAGGCTGGCGGTGGATCGTGGGGTCCGGCTGGGCCGGTTCTACTACGAGCACTCACTGCCGGACCGGATCGACGGCCAGCTGATCAAGGACCTCGACGACGAGGTGCTGGTCCAGGCGTGCATCGACAACCACCCGGCGGTGTGTCACCGGCCGGACTGCCCGGGTCCGCGGCAGAAGAAGCCGTGCCCGCACGGGTTCACGGTGCGCCCGGCGGCGATCTGGACCGGCTGGTCGAAGATGACGGACGCCGACTACGCGCTCGGCCGGCTGGAGTTCCTGCGCGCGTACGGGAACCGGTCGGCCGCGGACCTCAGCGGGTCGTGGCTGGCGCTGGACGAGGCCGTGTGGAACGCGCAGATCGACACGGTGGGGATCCCGGACGGTGCGCCGATCTCGCTGGGCGTGTGGGTCGACGAGGACGGGCAGGATGCGGCGTTGTCGGCGGCGTTCCGGGGCCCGGACGGGCTGATGCGGGTCGAGATCCCCCAGACGGCCGTGATCCAGGGCGATGGTGCGTCGAGGCTCGTCCCGACGGTCCGCGAGGGCGTGCGGTGGGTCGCGGAGGTGGTTCGGCACATCGCGGCGACCAGCACCGTGCTGACCGTCGCGGTGGCGAACACGAAGGCCGCGCGCGACGTCGCGGACGAGCTCGACACGATCGACGGGCTGCACGTGACGCGGGTGTCCCAGGCGGATCTGCCGGCGGCGTGCTCGCGGCACCGTACGGCGCTCGCGGATCGGTCGTGGTTCCACCGGGTGTCGGTGGAGGCGACGGCCGCGGCGAAGGCGGCCGACTGGGCGCGGCACCAGTGGGCGCGGCCGGGTGAGTCGATCTCGGCGCTGGGTGCGCAGACGTTGGCGGGCTGGGGTGCGGACCACGCGCCCGAGCCGGAGGAGACCTACGGAAGGTTCGTGATCGGATGAGTCGATGGAGTCGTCGTCGTGAGCAGGAGATTCAGCGGGCGCTGGCGTCGTACGCCGAAGCGCGCGCCGAGCAGCGGGCCGTCGGCGGCACCGCGCTGTACCCCGGGTTCATCGACCCCAAGACCCTGACCCGACAGGTCTGGGACGCATCGACCGCCCGCCGGATCCCGGGCGTCGGCCGCGCGCTGGACCTGATCGGCGGCCTGATGTCGCAGATGGCGCTCGACCGGTACGCCGGGATCATGCCGCTGCCCCGGCCGCGGTTCCTCGAGCAGCCCGACCCGGACATGGACCTCGCGACATTCACCGCCGTGCAGGTCGAGGACTGGCTGCTCCACGGCAACGCCGCGCACATGGTGACCGCGCGGTACTCCGGTGGCCCGTTCGCCGGGTGGCCAGCCGCCGGCAAGTGGTACCCCGCTCAGCAGTGGCACACCACCGTCGAGCGCGGCCAGCAGTACTGGTGGCTCAACGGCGTCGAGGTCGACCCGCGCGAGGTGGTGCACGTCCAGAACGGCGCCAACCCGATGACCCCGTGGATCGGCATGGGCGTGGTCGAGCGGTACCTGTCGACCCTGGACCGGATCGCGCTCCAGGAGGAGCGAGAGCGGCAGGACACCGCCGGCGGTCAGGTCCCGTCGGTCGCGGTCATCACCCCGCAGAAGGACCCCGACGAGGACGACCTCGACGAGGCGGCGGAGAAGTGGGAGCGGAAGTTCCGTGGCCCCGGCCGGCGGCCTGCGATCCTGCCGAACGGCACGCAGGTCGTCCCGCTCGGCTGGTCCCCGAACGACGCGCAGGCGACCGAGGCGCGGAAGTTGGGACTCCAGGACACCGCGAACATGTTCAACCTGGACGGCTACTGGCTGGGCGCGCCGTCGAGCTCGCACACCTACAAGAGCCCGGGGCCGCTGTTCCTGACGCTCGTGCGTACGACGCTGGGGCGGATCATCACGCCGTTCGAGCAGCGCTGGTCTGAGCACTGGATGCCCCGCGGCACGGTCGTCCGGTTCGACCGGGAGGCGATCCAGGCGGATGACCTCGGGTCGCTGGTGAACACGCTGACGACCGCGACAGGGAACAAGCCGCTGATGACGCAGGACGAGGCGCGCACGCGGCTGCGGCTCGCGCCCATCGGCGGTGCGGCGGCCGAGCTCGGCGCGCCCGCCGCTCCCCCGCCGCCGACCGAACCGCCCAATCCCGACGACCAGGACCCGACGCAGGACGACACCGAGGAGCAGGACTGATGACCACGATGACGCTGCCGCGCGAGACGCGGGTGCTGGACGTCCAGATCCGCGACATGGACACCAAGGACGGGTACACCCGGCTGGCCGGCCGGGCGCTCCCGTACGGCGTGGAGACCGACATCGGTTGGTACAAGGAGTCGTTCGCCGCCGGGTCGCTGGCGAAGTCGATCGCCGAGGCCGCGCGCGACCTGCCGCTGCTGCTGTTCCACGACGGCCGGACCTTCCCGATCGGGGCGGCCGACGAGTGGCAGGACAGCCGGACCGCGCTCGACGGGATCTGGCGGCTCGACCACGGCGCCGAGGCCCAGCGCGCCGCGCAGCTGGCCGACGACGGGCTGCTGACCGGCATGTCGATCGGGTTCGCGCCGGTCCGGTCCGAGTGGACGTACCTGCCGGACAACGAGTGGAACCCGGACCTCGGCCAGAAAGACCGAGTCACCCGGCTCGAGGCACGGCTGCTCGAGGTGTCGGTCGTGTCGACGCCGGCCTACAAGGACGCCGCGGTGAAGTGGGTCCGGACCGGTGAACAGCCGATCAAGCGGGCGATGCAGGCTCGCGAGGTCGACGCGTGGCGCGCCGAGCTGGAGCGGCTCCGCTCCGGCGCCTGATCTACCCCGCCAAGTACCCCGGGATCGGCTCCGGGCGGGACCCCGTCACCACCGGTGGCGGGGTCCTGACTATTTCTGGATCCGGCGACTTTCAGGCGTGGCGGGCCGCCGGTGCTTGTGATCTCGCGGCCGTGCTGATCAACATCTTGCCCATGAAGTCGCGCCGCTGATCGCGCCGGACTCGCGCCGGACCCGCGCCGGACCACCACCCTCCAGGGTGGGAGGCACCACCCGGGCACCACCCGAGCACCACCCGTGAGGCACCCGACCGACACCTGTCGTTCGAGTACCCCGGAGGGTCCCCGTGAAGCACATCAGCAACCCCGGTTCCATCGCCGCCAAGGTCGACGAGATCATGGCCGGCTCCCGCGCCCGCTTCGGTCACGGCGTCTTCACCATGCACGGCAACGCCGTCCTGCACCGCATGGAGCAGGAGCGGCAGGGGTGCGTCGAGTTCATCGACCGCACCCTGGCCGAGGTCGAGCAGGCCGGCCGCGACCTCTCCGACACGGAGAAGGAGTCGCTCGGCAAGCAGCGCGACCGGATCAAGCAGCTGGACGAGCAGATCGCGCCGCTGAAGGAGTTCGAGGAGCTCCGCGGCGCCCACCAGGAGACCACCTCCCGGTACACCCCGACCGCCCCGGCCGCCGGCAGCGAGCAGCGCGGCGCCGGCAACCTCGGCGGTGGCGCGCAGGTCACCGAGCGCGAGCACAAGTACCGCACCGCGGGTGAGTTCCTCGCGGACGCCTACAAGGCGCAGGGGCAGGCCCGCAACACCACCGCCGCCCAGCGCGACGCATCGGTCGCGCGGCTCCGGTCCCATGGCCTCACGGTCGAGGGCGGATCCCTTGTCCGCGCGGCCGCGCCGCACAACACGACCGAGGAGGTCCCCGGGCTCCTGCCGGTGACCATCGTCGGCGAGATCATGAGCGACGTCGACGCCGCGCGGCCGTTCATCAGCTCGATCGGCCCGCGCGACCTGGGCCAGATCCCCGGCACCTCGTTCGAGCGGCCGACCATCACCCAGCACGTGCAGGTCGCCAAGCAGACCGCCGAGAAGGCGACCGTCGCCAACCGGCAGTTCGAGGTCGACGGCGTGCCCTTCATGAAGGACACCTACGGCGGCTGGGCCAACGTCTCCCGCCAGTCGATCGACTGGACCAGCCCCGGTGTCTGGGACGCGCTGATGACCGACTTCATCGAGCAGTACGGCCTCGAGACCGAGAACGCGGCAGCCGACGCGTTCGCCACAGCGATCACCCAGAAGCAGGAGCTGACGACGGCGCTCGCCGGCACCCCGACCCTGCCCGAGATCGTGAAGGCGCTGTACGCCGCGGCCGGGAAGGCCTACCAGGGCTCCGGCCGCCTGCCCGACACCATCTGGGCGTCGCTGGACTGGTGGGAGACCCTCGGCGTGCTGATCGACACCCTGAAGGCCACCAGCGCCGGCAGCGGCGGCGGGGACTCCTCGGTGAACCGGTTCGCCGGCAACCTGCTCCAGACCCCGCGCATCGTCGTGCCGAGCCTCCCGGCCGGCACCCTGATCGTGGGCGTGAAGTCCCGCACCGAGGTCTACGAGGACCGGTTCGGGTTCCTCTCGGTCGTCCAGCCGAAGGTGTTCGGCGTCGAGCTCGCGTACGGCGGCTACATGGCCTCCGGCACGATCAAGCCGGCCGCGTTCTGCAAGATCGTCAACGAGGCGTGATCGGCCATGGCTGAGAACTTCTCCGAGCTGGCCGACAAGCTGGTCGACGGCGACCTGTCCGACGCGCACCTGGACGTGCAGTCGCTCGCCGCGACCTACAAGGCGCGTCGGGACGACGAGGACCCGCGCGCGGGCGTGTTCGCTCGTGCGCTGGTCAACCGGGCCCGGTCCACCGGGCTCGACGTCGACGGCGGTTCGTCGCTGGCCGACATGACCGTGGCCGACCTCAAGGCCGAGCTCGAGCGCCGCAACGAGGGCCGCGACGAGGCCGACCTGATCGCCCCCGAGGGGACGAAGAAGGCCGACCTGATCGCCGCGCTCGAGGCCGACGACGCCAAGGCGTAGGTCTCCGTGGCCGACGACACGTGGCTGGAGCCGGGCACCGTTACCGCGGTGCTCGGCTCTGGCCTGTCCGAGCAGCTCGACATGACCGCTCTGGGGGCGGTCCTGCCGGGCGTCCGGGACTGGGTCGAGGGCAAGCGGAAGGACCTGAACGTGACGGCCGGGGACCCGCCGGTCACGACATTTGAGCCGACGCCGTCGGTCGTGCTCGGTGCCGCGATGCTCGCCCACCGGATCTACCAGCGTCGTACGACGCCGCTGGGGATCCTCGGCGCGACCGAGGACGGGTACACCGGCATCATCCGCGAGGACCCCGACATCGCCCGGCTCCTCGGCATCGGCGCCGCCGGCCGGTTCGTGTTCGGCGGCTACAACCCCACCACGACCACCGAGGCGGTGGTCTGAGTGGCCGGCCGCCTCGATGCGTTCCACCAGGCGCGGACCCTCACCCGGGACGCCCTGAAGGCCTCCGGGATCACCTCGTTCGAGTACGTCGGCGAGGCCTTCACCCCGCCCTGTGCGGTCGTGGTCCCCGGCGAGCCCTACTTCCGCCGGCCGGACGGCACCGGGCGCGTCCCGTTCCGGACCGTCCAGGTCGATGTCGACGTCCTGCTGCTGGTCCCGCGCTCCGACGCGAAGACCGAAGCGCAGGCGATCGACGACCTGATCAGCAGCGCGTACGCCGCGCTGAAGCCCATCGACGACATCACCATCCGCGCCGTCTCCCGGCCGCGGGTCGTCACCACAGTCTCCGGGTCGAAGTACGTCGGCTCGGTCCTCTCCATCGAGGCACTAGCGGAGGAACCCTGATGGCAACCACATACGACGGCAAGGACCTGATCTTCACGATCGACGGAACCTCGTTCACGGCTGACGGCACGGCCGTCGTCATGGACAACGAGGACGGCGACGCGGGCACGCAGACGTTCGACGACCTCGCCAACGGCGTTCCGGTGAACTGGTTCTTCCAGCTCTCGGTGCTGACCAACCTGGAGGCCACGGGGTTCTGGCGGATGCTGTGGGACAACGCCGGTACCGAGGTCGCGTACGTGTTCAACCCGATGGGCGCGCCGGCGGCCGACAAGCCGGGGTTCAGCGGGACGTGCAAGATCCCGCGGAAGCCGCCGGTCGGCGGCACGGCTGGCGAGGCGTGGAACTTCGACTTCCGCATCGACATCGTGGGCGAGCCCACGCTTGTGACCGCGTAGGTCCTGGACCGCCTCGTGTCCCAGTTCGTCAGCGTGGACGTGGACGCCGCCCCGGTGCGGGCGGCGTTCGCGTCTCTGCGCGTCCGGCTCGCCACGCGCCTCACCCGCGCGTGGGACCTCATCGGCGCCCGGATGGAGTCCGCCGCGCTGCCTTACGTCCCGGTCGAGTCCGGGCAGCTCGTCGACTCGCTGAAGGCGACCGCGGGCCCCATGGGCGTCGAGTGGGCGTCGGACCTCGTCTACGCCGGCGTCCAGGACCGCGGCTGGCCGGGCCACAACATCGAGGGCCACCACTACTCCGACCGGGCCGAGGACGCGCTGCGCAGCGGCGCCGTGGACGTCCTGGCACCCGCGATCCAGCGCGAGATCGACGCCGTCGGTCTCGGCTGACCCACCCCACCCCCCACCACGTCGAGGAGACCCAGAGACATGACCGCCCGGATCAACACCATGAACGCGCTGGAGCAGGCCGAGGCCGAGGAGGCCGCCGGCGTCCCGCTCCACAAGGTCGAGGACGAGAAGGCGCTGAAGGTCCGCCTGTTCGGTGCGATCGCGTGGGCGATCACCCGCCGCGAGGAGCCGGACCTGACGTACAGCGACTACATGAAGCGGGTCAAGTACGCCGAGATCCTCGCGTTCCTGTTCGGCTCGGACGACCCCGAGGAGGAGGCCGAGGCCGACCCGTTTCCGGAGGGCGCAGCGGAAGGCGATGAGGGCGGAGCGGCTGCGGCAGAAGGCCCGGTTCTGTCTGGCGACGGGGATCTCCCCGTCTGAGTACGACGTGATGCCGCTCGAGCTGCGGGCGGCGTTCGTGCACGAGGTCAACCGCCGGCGCTGACCGCCGGTCGAGAGTGAAGGAGCCAGGGCCGTGGCGGATCCCGAGATCGTTGTCCGGGGGCGCGGCGACTTCCGCGACCTGAACCGGGACGTGGCTGCGGCTGAGGCCCGGTTCTCGAAGATGGGTCAGACCATCAAGCGGGGGCTCGCGACGTCGGCGCTCGCTGGCACGGCGGCGCTGGTCAAGCTGGGTGTTGACTCGGTCCGCGCCGGTTCGGCCGCCGAGCAGTCGATCGGCGCCACGGAGACGGTGTTCGGGAAGTACGCCGACACGGTGATCCGGCGGTCGAAGGAGGCCGCGGACTCGGTTGGTCTGTCGGCCAACCAGTACCGCGAGCTGGCGAACGTCACCGGCGCGACGTTGGCGAACGCGGGAACCCCGCTGAAGCAGGTCACGAAGCTGACGGCCGAGCTCACCCGGCGGGCGGCGGACATGGCCGCGACGTACGGCGGCACGACGAAGGAAGCGATCGAGTCCGTCTCGTCGCTGCTGCGCGGTGAGGCTGACCCGATCGAGCGGTACGGCGTCAGCATCAAGCAGTCCGACGTCAACGCCCGGCTGGCGGCGCAGGGGCTGGACAAGCTGACGGGGGCGGCGCTGAAGCAGGCCGAGCAGCAGGCCCGGCTCGACCTGCTGATGCAGCAGACCTCGAAGACGGCCGGCCAGTTCGGTCGGGAGTCGGACACGATCGCGGGGAAGGGTCAGCGGCTCGGCGCGAAGGTCGAGGACCTGGAGGCGAAGTTCTCGGACCTGCTGATCCCGGCGCTGTCGGCGGCCGCGGATTGGGCCAGCGAGGAGCTGGTGCCGGCGCTCGACGACCTCCACGGGTGGCTGTCGGACAACAGCGACGAGTTCGCGTCCCTGGCGTCGTCGGTGAAGGACACCGTCGTGCCCGCGCTGCAGGGCGCGGTCGATGTCGTCGGCGAGGCGGTCGAGCTGTTCTCGGACCTGCCCGCCCCCGTGAAGGAGTTCGGCATCCAGGCGGCGCTGGCCGCCGCCGTCCTGCCGAAGGTGACCGCGGCCACCACGGTGATGACCAAGGCGGTCGGGAAGTACACCACGGCTGCGGACGCGGCGGCGGCCCGGTCGGCAGCTATGGGATCAGCCATGCGTACCGCGGCAGGCGTCGGCGGCATGGTCGCGCTCACCCAGGGCGCGACGGCGTCGAACGAGGCGATCAGCCTGCTGTCGTCGACCGCCGGCGGCGCGCTGCTCGGATTCTCGGTCGGCGGCCCATGGGGCGCTGCGATCGGCGCCGGCGCCGGCGGGCTGCTCGGACTCGCGCAGGCCACGAGCGACGCCGACAAGGCCGCGCGCGAGTCGACGACGACCTGGTCGACGTACGCCTCCACGCTGGACAACGTCACCGGCGCGACCACCCGGGCCACGGAGGCAATGGCGCTAGAGGAACTCCGAGCCGCCGGGCTGCTGAAGGCCGCTACCGATCTGGGCATCAACCGGACGACGCTCGTTCAGGGCGTCCTTGGCGAGGCCGATGCCCGGGCGAAGGTGGCTGAGGCGATCAAGGCCGAGGTCGCCGCGCTGCGCGAGAAGGGGTTCGGCGAGGTCGTCGACGCTCAGGGCAAGGTCAAGCGGCTCACCGACGAGGAGATCATCGCCCGCAACAAGAACCTGTCGGCGATCACCGCTGAGATCGGGGAGATCCAGAAGGCGACCCAGGCGAAGCGTGAGGACATTCTCATCACGGCGCAGATCCCGGACAAGGTGATCACGGAGATCCTGACGCCGGGGCTGGTGGACTCGAAGCGCGAGGTTCGGGCGCTGGCGCGGTCGTACGCGCTGACGCCCGATCAGGTCAAGACGGTGCTCGAGGTCACGGGTGTGGCGTCGGCGGTGAAGGACGTGGACCGGTTCTCGGCCGCGGTCGGGGTCGAGGCCCCGAAGAAGGCCAAGGAGGGCGGGAAGAAGACCGGCAAGGCGGTCACGGACGGCGCGACCGAGGGCCTGATCCCGGGCCTGAAGGCCTTCAAGCAGCAGCTGACCTCGGGCACCAAGGGCGCGGCCGACAAGGCGGTCGGTCCCGCGCGGACCGGTGGCGGGCAGGTCGGCTCGAACCTCGGTGCCGGCATGTACACCGGCATGGACCTGTGGCTCGGTCCGATCTACGCCAAGGGCTACCAGATGGGCAAGGCCGGCGTCGACGGCGCGAAGGCTGGCGCGGCGACACGGTCCCCGTCGCGGGAGACGATCTGGGTCGGCCGGATGCTCGGCGAGGGCATGACGGTCGGGATGGATGCGACCGCGCCCGCCGTCGGGGTCGCTGGCCGCCGGCTCGGGAAGAAGGCGGTCCGGGAGATCCTGGCCGGGGTCACCGGTGGTCTGGACGGCGTCGAGGCGACCCTCGACAGGATCACGAAGCTGGTCGAGAAGTCGATCAAGGGGAAGAACCAGGACAAGCGGGAGAAGGCGGTCCTGAAGTCCCTGAAGGACCAGTACGCCGCGCTCCGCGCCAACGGCCGCGCACAGGATGCGATCAACCAGCAGCTCGAGGACGCGCGGGGGCTGCTCGAGCAGGCCACCTCGGCGTACAACGACTACGCGAACGCGGCCCGCGACGCGGTGACCGCCACGGGGAACATCACCCAGCTGGGCCGGCAGGACGACGGCACGGTGTCGCTGACGTCTCTGCTGAACGAGCTGGAGAAGGCGGCGAACGACGCGGACCGGTTCGTCGACCTGTCCGAGAAGCTCGCGGGGATGGGGCTGTCGAAGGAGTCGATCGACCAGATCCTGGCGGCTGGCCCGTCGGCGGCGTTGGCGACGGTCGAGGCGATCGAGACCGGCGGGCAGGAGGCCGTCAACCGGATCAACGACCTGCAGGGGCGGCTCGCGGCGGCCGGGACGCGGCTCGGGCAGGACATGGCCGGCCGCTACTACCAGGCAGGGGTCGACGCGGCGCAGGGGCTGATCAATGGCCTCTCCTCGCAGCTCGCGGCGCTCCAGGCGGTCGCGCAGCAGCTCGGTGACGCGCTGATCATCAGCACGAAGAAGAAGCTCAAGTCCAAGTCGCCGTCGAAGGTGTTCGAGGGCATCGGACAGGACGTCGTGGCCGGCCTGTCCCTCGGCATCGACGACACGGTGGCGTCCCGGTCGGGTGCGTCGCTGGCCGCGTCGCTGGTGAAGGGGTTCGACAACCCGCAGCTGGCTGCCGACGTGCTGTCGTCCAGCTCGTCGGCGGCGACGATCGCGGTCCGGCTGTCGGCGGCTCAGGTGTCGCAGCTCCAGCGGGGCCGCGAGATCCAGATGGACCTGGACTACGCCCGCTCCAACGGCGTGCTGGGGACGACGTTCTGATGGTCGTCGCGGTGCAGGAGTTCGACACGGTCGACGTGCTGCGGCTCGAGGTCGAGACCGACCCGACCGGGCTGGTCAACCTCGTGCAGAACCCGTCCGGCGAGCTCGGCGGGTGGGGCTGGATCACCACGATCTCGGGGTCGAAGATCGACGGCGGTACGGCGCTGACGTACACCGGTGTGGCCGGGGCGTCGTGGTTCACCACCGAGGAGATGCCGGTCGCGGCCGGGCAGTACGCCGCAGCGCGGTGGAACGCCACCGGCGGCACGGCGGGGTACTACTTCCGGGCCCGGTTCGAGTGGATCAACTCGGCCGGGGCGGTGATCTCGTCGTCGACGCAGACTGGGTATCTGGCGCGGAACAGCGGCGTGGGGAACCTCGCGGCGCAGCTGGCGCCGGCAGGGACGGTGTGGGCGCGGCTGCGGTTCGACGTCTACTCGACCAACACCGGCACGAACCCGGGCGGGGCGCACACCTTCACCTTCAAGGAGGTGACGGTCGGGAAGGCCGCGGCGTCGGCCACGCTCGGTGCACAGCGCGCGAACCTGGTCCCGAACCCGTCGTTCGAGACCGACACGGCGGGCTGGTTCGCTGGCGGCGACTCGACGATTGCACGATCGACCGCGCAGGCCTACGTCGGCGCAGCGTCCCTGCGCTACACCCACGGCTCGACGGCTGGCGGCTCGTTCTGGACGCTCGAGGGGCGCCGAGGCATCCCCGTCACCGGTGGCGCGTCCTACGCGATCTCCACCCGCAGCAAGGCCGCCACGACTGCGCGGACGTGGAAGTTCTACCCGCAGTGGTACGACGCATCGGGGAACAACATCGGGAGCGGCAGCCCGATCTCCCTGACGAACACGACCGGCGGATGGACCGCCGGCACCGGTGCCGTCACCGCGCCGGCGTCGGCCGTCACCCTCGCCTTGGACGCTGAGGTGACGGCGGTCGCCGGCGAGCAGCACTACTTCGACGCGTTCCTGGTCGAGCAGGCCGCGACTGCCGGGACCTACTTCGACTCCGCGACGCCGGACGCGGGCGGCTGGGACTACGGCGGCACGACGCGGCCCCCGACGGTGCTGCCCACCCGCACCAACCTGATCAAGAACCCCGTGCCGACCTCGATGAGCTACTACGCCGGCGAGATTGGCAGCGCGATCTCGTTCAACTCGTCCGGGAACTACGTCCGCGCTGAGTCCGCCGGCATCGGCAACGACACCTTCGTCAACCCTGCGGATGGGGCGTCCGGGGTGAGCGGCGACGCCGGCGCTATGCGGCTGGGGATGCAGGCCGGGAAGACCTACACGGTCTCGGCCGAGGTCGGCCCCCGCGTCGACTACGGCACCCCGGCCCTCGCGAACCGGGCGCGCCGGATCGTGGTGTTCTACCGCGTCGGCGGCGGCGCCTACGTCGAGACGCCGTCCCCGCTGGTGGGCGTCGGCGAGCGTACGTCGGTCACCTTCACCCTGCCGTCTGGCACCACCGAGGCGTTCATCCGGCTCTACAACGGCTACGGGTCTCAGAACGTCGGCGGACTCCCTGGGGCGTCGTCCTACCAGGACTGGCGCAAGGTAATCCTCGAGGAGCGCACCTCCGAGATCGCGACCTACTTCGACGGCGGCACCGCGGACAGCACCAGCGACTTCACCGCCTACGACCGCGGCTGGACCGGGACCCCCAACGCGTCGACCAGCACCGAGGCCGCCACGGTCACGCTCCCCTACTCGACCGCACTCAACAGCGCGCTCGGCTACCTCGACCCAGTCCAGTACCTCAACGTCATCGGCGAGTCCCACGAACTCCGCATCGTGCGGCAGGAGCTGCAGGTCGGCACCCTCGACGCGGTCATCATCAGCAGGACCCTGGACCCCGCCGACTCCACCCTGATCCGCCCCGGCCGCCGCGCCCGGCTCCGCGCCCTCGTCGGCGGCGTCTGGGAGGAGCTCATCACCGGCAAGCTGCTGAAGGCCGACGTCGAGTACGAACTGAAGGACCCCAAGATCCCCGACGAGAAGCGGGCCACCATCAGCGTCAACCTCGTCGACGCCGGACAGCCCCTCTCCCAAGCGAAGCGCCCGCAGGGCGTCGCCACGATCGCCGAGCTGCCGCTCGTGCTCGAGGGCGCCGGCGTCCCGTGGAACGTCAACGGGTCCGGGAACCAGGTCGCGACCGCGACCCCGACGACGTTCAACGACAACGCGTCGGCGCTGACCCAGCTCGCGCTGACCCGTGACACGCGCGCCGGGTACGCGTGGGTGTCGCGGCGGGGCGTGGTCAACGCGTGGGACCCCGGCTCGCTCCCCTCGCCGGCGCCCGTCGTGCTCGACGAGACCGCGTACAGCGACCTGAAGGTGACGTTCGCGACCGACGACTGCATCAACGCGGTGTCGTTCACGGTGCAGTCCCTCGGCGTCGACGGCACCACGACCGAGACGACGTACGGGCCGTACGAGGACGCGACGTCGATCGAGACCTACGGCCGGCTCCTGAAGGAGTTCACGGTCACCGGGCTGTCCAAGGTCCAGGTCGACGCGCTCGCGGCCGCGATCCTGGCGGCGAACAAGACCCCGGTCCGCCGGGTCCAGTCGGTCACGCTGCCGCTGACGAAGCTGGCCCGGGTCAACGCTCACGCGCTGCGCGACCTGTACGACCTGGTGCAGGTCAACAACACCGAGGTGGCGCTCTCGGCCAACCTGCGGGTGACCGGGGTCGAGCATGTGGTGTCGACGCGCAGCTGGATGCTGACGCTGACGTTCGCGGCCAACGGGGGGGTGGCGTCCCCGATCTTCCAGCCGCCGGTGCAGTCCGACGCCTCGCCGGACGTCGGGATCATCGAGCTGTTCGCCGGACCTGTCTCGAAGATCCCCAGCACGAAGCTGCTGTGCGACGGCTCGAGCAAGGCGGTCGCGTCGTACCCGTACCTGTTCGCGGTGATCGGCTACACCTACGGCGGGTCGGGGGCGAACTTCAACGTGCCGAACCTGGTCGACCGGTTCCCGATCGGGGCGGGGACGAAGGCGCTCGGCACGACAGGTGGCGGCCCGACGAAGACCCTGACGGTGGCGAACCTGCCCGGCGGTCACCCGACCGGGTACACCGGATCGTCCCTCATGGGCTCCGGCCCCACGCCGGCGTTCGGCGTCACGGCGACCGGCGGCACCAGCACGCCGTTCGACGTCATGAACCCGTGGATCGCCCTCACCCCCGTGATCAGGGCGGTGTGACGTGACCAACGGAGAGCCCACCCCCCGAGAGCTCCTGATCGAGCTGCGCGCCGCGGTGAAGCAGGTCGAGGTCCTCGCAGCACGCCTCGACTCGCTGACCGACACCCTCGCGAAGACCTACGTCCCCCGCGGCGAGTACGAGGAAGCCCGCAAGGGCGACGACCGCCGCATGAGCGAGACCGAGAAGGACGTCGAGAACCAGGCCGCGTTCCGGCGCCAAGTCGCAGCAGGCGCCCTCGTCGGGCTGCTCCTGCTCGTCGCCGACATCATCAGCCGAGTCCAGGGGTTCGGATCATGAAGGCACCCGTACCGTCCCGCCGCGCCGTCACCGTGCTCGCGTGGCTCGTCATCCTCGGCGTGGTCCTGCTGATCGTGTGGCTCATCGCCCGCGTCGGCACGCTGTCGGACCAGGTCAGCGAGTCCCGCGAGGACCGCACCGACCTGCGCCACCTCGTCGAGCAGCAGGGCTCCGCGCTCGACGACGCCAACGCCAGGCTCGTCGAGCTCGGACAGGAACCGGTGACCCAGCCGGAGGCGCCGCCGTCGCTACCGCTGGTGCTGCAGGGCCGCCGCGGGCTGTCGTGCGTGGAGCAGCTGGGACTCGGCGTCTGCCGTGGCCCAGGCGGTCCACCAGGACCGCCGGGTACGACGGGCAAGCAGGGCAAGGACGGCGCGACCGTGGTCGGCGAACCGGGAGCCGACGGCGCGACCGGCCCGGCCGGCAAGGACGGTGCCGACGGCAAGGACGGCGCCCAGGGCCCGCCAGGCGAGCAGGGCCCCGCCGGTCCAGCTGGCCGCGGCATCGCCTCGACGACGTGCGGCGACGACGGCCGCTGGCTCGTCACCTACACCGACGGCACCACCCAGGACGCCGGCCCATGCCGCGCCCTGCTACCGAACGGAGAACCGAAGCCATGACCGCGACCGCACAGAACGGGTGGCCCGTCCTCAAGCCGGACTCCCCCAAGCTCCACACCTGGCTCGAGCCGGACTCCGGGCTCCGGATCCGGCTCCGCAACGGGTGCGCCGGCTTCCTGCTGATCTTCGTGCTGTCGTGGTTCCACCGGAAGGTCGAGCGCGTCAACGAGGGCCAGCGCGACGACTGGGGCCACGCCTACCGGCCCGTCCGCGACGGCGCCGACTGGTCGAACCACGCCGCAGGGTGCGCGATCGACGTCAACGCCACGCAGCACCCGCTCGGCGTGCCGACGCTGAAGACGTTCACGCCCGCCCAGGTCGCTCGGATCCGCCGCAAGCTGCGCGTGACCTTCCTCGGGTTGATCCGATGGGGTGGCGACTACCGGGTCCGGCCCGATGCGATGCACCTCGAGGTCGTCGGCCGACTCGGCGCCTGCGAGCGGCTCGCGCGGGTCCTGATGCGGACGCCGCGCGGGAAGCGGATCCTGAGGGCCAACCCGGGCCAGCGGTTGGTGATCAAGTCGTGACCGCGCTGCTCGTCCTCGTCGCGCTGTCAGCGAACCTCCTCGTCGGCCGCTCCCACCGCGCCGTACGCCCCGGGATCGCCGACCACCTCCGACGCGGCGCCCAGGTCGTCGCGTTCCAGGAAGCAGGCGGCTACCTCCCCGTCATCCGCGACCTCGCCCTCCCCCACGGCTACCGTGCGCCGATCGTGGCGCCCCGCAGCGCCGGACCGGGCATGGACTCCAGCGTGCTGCTGGTCGCCCGGGAGACGCCGCTCCACGCGTCCGGCGTCGCGCTGGTCCGGGCGCCGTGGACCGGACCCCGGCTGAAGATCCGGTGGCCCGGCCGCGGGATCCCGTGGGCCGTCGTCGACCTCGACCTCGGCGCCGGGATGATCTGCCGGACCCTCGTCGCGTCCGTGCACGGCCCGACTGGCCGTGACCGCGCCAACACCCGCGCGTGGCGCCGCTACCTCCGCCGCCTCCGGCGCCTCACCCGCCGGCTGGCCCGCACCCACGGCGCGACGCACGTCCTGTTCGTCGGCGACTGGAACTGTCCCGCGGCCGCCGTCGACCGGCTCTCGGTGCGCCGGCTGCTGGCTGACCGGATCGACGCCCGGATCGTGAAGACCGGGACCTCGATCGACTACGCCGTGACCGACCTGCCCCTGGTCGGCCAGAAGGGCCCGAGGCACGGGTCCGATCACTCGTCCGTCCGCTTCGCTAGGAAGGCACCCCGATGAACAAGAAGACCAAGCCCACCAAGGCGATCCTCGCCGCCCTGGTCGCCGGCATCGGCGGCATCGCTGTCGGCTACGCAGACGACTCCCTCACCACGGGTGAGTTCTGGGCCGCGATCGCAGCCGCTGTCACCGCCGGAGCCGCCGTCTACGGCGTCCGGAACGGTACCGTCGAGCCATGACCGAGCAGCTCTACACCCTCGCCGACGCGAAGCGAGAGCTCGCGCTCCAGGACTGCCAGCAGTACGGCCACAGCTGGGACGCCGTCACCATCCGGACCATGGCCGACCCCGCCGGCACCCCGGTCGGCGTGCAATGCACCAGGTGCGGCGAGTTCCACGCCGTGCAGGCCGTCGCCAGCGCCGCGCCCGAGCCGCCGGCGGAGTAGTGCCTCCTACTCCACGCGGATTCGGCACATCTCGTCGCCGTGCTGGTGGCCGACCATCCGCTGCCCCTCGCTCAGCGGCACAGTCTTCGTGAACGCCACCCGTCGTCCCTGCCCGGGGTCGAGCGTCACTGTCTTCGCCATTGACGTCGATCCGCCGCCGAAGTAGAGCCACTCCGCAGTGACCGTGACGGTGCCGGCCGCCGTGCCGTCGTTCACGACCCGTGCCTCCGCGACTAGGCCCGTGGTGCCGTCGGTACGGGGCTGGAGGACGACGGGCCAGTCGTCTTCGCACGACGACCGGGCGACGCTGATCGCCGGAGCTGGCGGCGCGACCGGGGCTGGAGCCGAGGTCGAGTGCGAGTCAGCTGGGACGGCCGGCGTCGTTGAGGCTCCACCGCTGGACGGGTCGTCATCGCTGCTCGTGAGGATCAGCGCGACGAACGCGGTGACAGCCAGCGCGGCACCCGTGAACGCTGCGAGCAGCACCACCACGACCGGAGACGTCTTCATGCACGGCAGGGTACGGCGTACCTACGTCAGCCGTACGCCGAACCGATCCCCGGCCGGGAGCCCGCGACCGGGGTCAGCCACGCGTACGGCACCCACTCCTCGACGACCAGGCCCCCGTCGTCCGTCTCCTCGACGTACCGGACCCACGCCTCCCACGAGCCGTCGGGGGCGCGGCGCCGGGCCATGATCAGCCCCGCACACGGCTCCGTCGCGCGAGGCTTCCGGAGCCACACGTGCGCGGTCGAGGTGCCCATGGTCGGCCACCGTACGCCGCACCCCCGACAGATCAGGAGTGGAGCACCTCCGCGCACCACGGGCAGCCCCACCCGACCCGGTGCCACTCCTCCCAGATCCGGCGATCCGAGGTCAGCCCGTAGGTGTCGCCTACGTCGCGCCCCTGATAGGTCTGGCAGACCGGCTCGTCGGCACCCGGCGGCGTGAAGTGCGTCGGCTCCCAGCCGCCAGCCCGCTCGCACGCGAGGTGCACCCGCAGGTCCCACGTCGACAGGTGCGCCGGCTCGAGCTCGACGCTGGTCACGCCGCCCGCCTACCGAGTGTCTGGATCGCCGCCGTCAGCTCGTCCTCCGCCGCGTCGACGTAGTGCTCTGTCGACGCCAGCGACCCGTGCCGCATCAACTTCTGCACGATCTTGATGTTCGCGCCCTCCCGCAGCAGCGTCGTCGCGTACGTCGCCCGCAGCCGGTGGTACGACCCGTCCGCCCCGATCTCCTGCAGCAGCACCGACGTCCGCGCAGAGACCCACTTCGACGTGACGTGACCACGAGACCCGTACGACGGGAACCAGACGCCCTCCCGGGGGTAACGCTGCGCGAGCTCCCACACGTCCGGGTGGGTCGGCACCCACGCCACCTTGCCGTGCTTGCCCAGGATCCGGATCCGGTCCCGCGCGACGTCCTCGCCGGCGATCTTGGCCGTCTCGTGGCACCGCAGACCCGCGCGGAGGCCGAGCACCACCCATGCGTGCTCGTCGCCCGTCGCCCTGGCCAGGAGCCGCCGCTCCTCCGCCGCCGTCAGCGGCCGCGGGTTCACGTCCGGCGACGGGTTCACCCGCAGCGTCACGGTGGGGTCGTCGGCACGCTGCCCGGTGTCGACCATGAACCTCATCACGGACCGGAGGCTGTAGACGTACGCACGGCGGGTCCAGCCGCTGAACTGGCTGAGCCAGTCGGAGAGATCACCCGCGGTGACCGTGGTGGGGTCGAACTCCTCCACGACCCGAGATAGGAAGCTGAGCCGCTGGCCGATCGTGTTCGGGGACAGATCGTGGTCGCGGAGCCATTCGCCGTAGCGATCTTGGTGGGGGGTCATACCCGCGATTCGTAGCGCTGTCACGCGACACGCCGCTTGAAATTCTCGGAAGTTGAGACAACCGGGACGGAGGTCCCGCCGCGCAGCTCACGGACGTTCTTCTCGTACCCGGAAGTAGAGCCACCGCCGTCGGGCGGTGTTGACGGGCCGGGTCGGCCGTCGACCTCGAGGCCGAGCAGCCACTCGGTCGACACGTTGAACGCCATGTAGATCCGCTTCGCCGCGGCGACCGCACCCTTGGGCGGCTCGATCGCGTCGGACGTCTCCCAGGCGGCGACGGTCGGCGCCTTGACGTCGATCCGCTCGGCGAACTCCTTCTGGCTCAGGCCAGAGATGCGGCGGACCTTCCGCACCTTGTCGCCCCATGTCCAGTCAGGGCGGATGGGCCCTGCATCGACAGCGTGTGTGCTCATGCGAGGACCGTAGCAGAACTCTGAGCAAACCTACGCAAAGCACTGCGAATTTCGCAGACACGCCGATCTCGCGTTGACCCATTTTAGGTATGTATGCATATGTTTCGCCTCATGCAGACAGAGACACAGCATGAGGACGAGTTCCTCCCAATCGGCAAGGCCGCGAGCTCGCTCGGCGTCAGCGTCGCCACCCTCCGGCGGTGGGAAGACGCCGGCCACATCGAGTCCACCCGAACCATCGGCGGCCAGCGCCGGTTCGCCCGCTCGGAGATCGAGCGCGTGAAGCGTGAGGGGGCGACGGCATGAGCAAGGGCTCCACCCCCACCGCTCCGCCGCGTCACGCCCACGGTGGTGGCGCTTCGGCGTTGTCGCGGGCGGAGTGCACGCGGCCGGGGTCGCATGACGGTCCGGCTGGGGTGGTCGGGTGCCCGGCGTGTTGGCCGGCGTCGTACGCGGCGCGGTTCGCGCGGCACCGGACGTACCTGACGACTGAGGCGCGGGCGGTGACCCGATGAGCGAGCCGACCCCTGCGGAGCAGATGGAGGCCGCGTCGTCGGCCGCTACCGATCAGATCGGCGCTGTGCTGCGGGACCTCTCGCCGGGCGCGCTCGTCGCGCTGGTGGACCGGACCCTCCACGCAGTGCACATCGCCGCGGAGCACCTGGAGCAGCACGGCATTCCGCACGCGTCCGAGATCGACCTGGCCGCCTGTGTTGGCGCTCTCGCGATCGAGCACCTGGCGGAGGCGGTCCCGAAGGACGACGCCGCGGCGAAGGCCGCGCTGCTCGACCTGATGCAGGTCATGCAGGCCGCGAAGGCGGGCCCCCGATGACCGCGACGAAGACGAAGCCGCGGCTGACCCGCAAGGACTGGGTCATCAACGGCAAGACCAGCCACTCCTACCTGCTGGACTGCGACTGCCGCCGCTACACCAGCACCGACCCCCACAAGCTCGCCGGCGTCACCACCATCCTGTCGGCGCTGCCCGGTCCCCCGCCGTCGTGGGGCGCCGACATGGCCGCGAAGGCCGTCGCGAACGAGTGGGACGCGATCGCCGCGATGCCCGCGCTCGAGCGATACGAGTACCTGAAGGGCGCGCCGGACCGGTACATGCAGCAGGCGATGGATCGCGGTACCGCGATCCACAAGCTCGGCGAGCAGCTGGTGTTCGGTGAGGTCCCGGACGTGCCGGAGGAGCTCCGTGGGCCGGTCGAGGCCTACGCCCGGTTCCTGGACCTGTGGCAGATCGAGCCAGTCGCCGTGGAGACGCCGGTCGCGCTGACCCCGGCGAAGGCGCAGGAGTACGGCGTCGGTGCGATGTCGTACGGCGGGACCGCTGACCTGTGGGCCCGTATCGGTGTCCGGGACAACGCGCTCGCGCTGCTGGACGCGAAGACCGGGAACAGCGTGCAGAACAAGACGGGTCTCCAGCTGGCGGCCTACCAGCACGCGGACCTGTGGCAGCCGGACGGCCCGGAGTCGGAGACGACCGACAAGCCGGCCGCGGACCTGCTGTACGTCGCGCACATCGGCTCGGACGACGTGCGGATGCTGCCGGTCGTCGGTGGGCTGCGGGAGCTGAAGTACCTCGCGTACCTGCGGATGTCGATGCGGTGGCAGCAGGACCACGACTGGTGGTACCGGAAGCGCGGTCCGGAGCCGCTGATCGGTGAGGCGGAGCAGCCGTGATCGTCCTCGCCCTCGTCCTTTGCGTCGTCGTCCTGACCGTGCTCCTCGCGATCGCCGTCGGTGGCTACGCCGACCTGGCCGCCGAGAACCGTCGCCTGCGTGGCGACCACCTGACTCTCATCCACCCCGCTCGAAGGAGCACCCGATGACCGACAACCTCCCCGCCGTCCCCCAGCCCGAGCGGTCTCGCGAGGTCGCCGTCCAGGACACCGACTCCTGGATCCAGATGATGCGTCCCGTCATCGCGCTCGCCGGCGAGATCTCCGCGACCGAGTTCGTCCCCAAGGGGCTCCGCAACAGCCCGGCCGCCGTGACCGCCGCGATCCTCTACGGCCGTGAGGTCGGCCTCCCCCCGATGACCGCGCTCACCCAGACCCACGTGATCGAGGGCAAGCCGGCCATGTCGGCCGAGGCGATGCGCGCGATGGTGCTCGCCGCCGGCCACGAGATCGTGATCGACCAGACCACCGGCGCGCAGTGCACGATGCGCGGTCGCCGCGCCGGCACGGACACCTGGACGTCGATCACGTGGACGATCGACATGGCGAAGGCTGCCGGGGTCGGGAACAAGCAGGTCTGGAAGTCGTACCCGCGGCAGATGCTGCAGGCTCGTGCGACGACCGAGCTCGTCCGGCTGATCTTCCCCGACGTGATCCACGGATTCCGCTCGATGGAGGAGTTCGACCAGCTCGACGGCGCGGTCGTCGAGGACGAGGACGGCAATACGGCTCCTGCTGCGTCGGGGTCGAAGGTGACGCGGCGTCGTACGACGAAGAAGGCGGCTGCGTCCCCGGCTGCTGTGGAGGCTCCGGCGCCGTCGGCGTCGGTGGAGGACGGTCCGCCGTTGCCGGGTGCTGACGACCCTGCACCGGCTTCGGGGGACCTGTCGTCGGCGGGGGGTGACGACGGCGGTCCGCTGGGGGGCGGTTCCGGGGAAGACGTCGCGTCCCCCGTCGACGACGACCAGGACGTGCACGACGCTGTTCTGGTCGAGGAGCCGCCGCTCCCCCTCGACGACGAGGCCGAGCCGGTCGCCGAGGTCGACGAGAAGCCGGCCGCCGGGCCGTCGACTCGTGCGCAGCACCGGATGCTGTTCGGTGCGCTCGACGTGCTCGGCGTCGGTGAGGACGACCGCCATCCCGTGGTGTCGACGCTCGTCGGTCGAGAGATCAGCTCGTTCAACGGGCTGACGAAGGCTGAGGCGTCGACGTTGATCGAGACGCTGACGTTCTTCGATGGTGACCGGGCGAAGTTGGACGCGCTGCTCGTTGAGGCGGAGGCGTGAACAGCGAGGCGCGGAAGCGCGCCCAGGAGCGGCTGGCCGAGGAAGGTCGCCGCCTCGCATCGGAGCGTGTGCCCATGGCGCCTGCTCCCGAGCCGTCCGGCTGGGCCGGGCTGAGCGAGACCGAGCGGGACGCCTTGCTTCACGCGATGTGCACGGCACGCCTGCACGCGACCGGCGACCACGACAGCAAGGGCGCCTGCATCGTCGGCGATGACCCGCCCTACGCGGCCGTTGAGCAGATCAAGGCTGACCTCGCTGCCCGGCTCGCGGTGGCCGAGGAGGAGGCCGCCACGCTGCGCGCCCAGCGTGACGCCGCCCTCGCGCTCGCCGACGACTGGCAAGGGATCTACGACCGCTGGGCAGGCGTCAATGACGGGCCGCGCGTCGCGATCTTCCGCGTCCACGCGCGCAAGCTCCGGGACGTGTTTGGCGGTGCGCCGTGCTGACCGTGGTGACCGGCCCACCGTGCGCCGGGAAGTCCACCTACATCGAGGAGCACCGGTCCCTCGATGACGTCGTGATCGACGTCGACCGGCTCGCCGTCGCGCTCGGTGCCGACGCCGACCACATCGACTGGTCTCGCGGCACCGCGCACCGGATCCTCGCCCGCGACGTCCGCGCCTACCTCGTCCGGACCCTCATGCAGGACCTGAAGGTGTCGGGCGGTGCCGGTACGCCGGTGTGGCTGGTCGACACCGCGCCGAAGGGCTGGCAGCGGGCCGAGTACCGGAAGGTCGGTGCGACGGTCGTCGACCTGGTTCCAGCGCGCGAGGTGTGTCACGAGCGGGCGAAGGCTGCTGGTCGGTCGGTGGCGACGCATGGGGAGATCGAGCGTTGGTACGCCGAGGCGGCCAACCGATGACCGCGCCGATCGAGCCTGATGACCTGGTCCGCTTCCTCGCCGACGAGCGCGCCCGCCAGGGGCTGTCCCAGCGCGAGGTCACGCGTCGGCTCGGCACGTCGTCGTCGTGCTTGTCCAACTGGGAGCGAGGCGTCAGCAGCCCCACGCTGAGCAACCTCCACCGATGGGCGCGTGCTCTCGGGCTGCGCCTGCGGCTGCGGGCTGAGGACGAGTCGTGATCGTCGTCGGCGCGGCGTTCGCGCTCGTCGGCCTCCTCGCCCTCGTCCTCTGGCTCGACCGGAGGCCCTGGTGAACCGCCGCTCCCGGGACGCGCTCCGCGACGCCGCACCCCTCCACGAATGCCGCGACTGCCACCTCCCCATCCGGTTCGTCCGCATCGAGACCACCGGCTCTGCGATGCCCGTCAACCCCCTCACGAACCCCAAGGGCAACGTCGCCGCCCGCATCGCCGGCGGCCGACTCGTCGGGTTCGTGATCTCCCGAGACCACCGGCCCGGGCCGCTCGACCCGCTCCGGTTCATGCCCCACCACGCGACCTGCGAGGCGAAGGCACGCAACACCAGCTCGAGCACACCACCACCCGCCGCGGCCGACACGCCGCTGTTCTAGATCAGGAGCCCCACCCACATGAGTGCACTCGTCAAGCTGTCGTCGGCCCTCCCCGGCGACTTCGAGACCAACGGCGTCGACGCCATGGCCAAGGA